GAAATAGTATGAGTAAGAATGATAAATCTGCGCTCGACCGATTCCAAATACACTACGAAAGTCATGAGAAGAAAAATAAAAAATAGTTGCATAAACAAAAACAGTATGATACACTTTCGTTAACCCAAGAAAGGGCAATAACGAAAGGAAAGATATGAAAGCAACAATAGCAATAAAACAGATCAGCCGAGAAGAACCGATAACGGTCACCTCAAAGCTCGACGGCATGATAGTAGACTGCAACCACGCAGGCGCGGACTACGAAGAATTGTTCTTCGACGACTACTACGGCGACGAGAAGACCAGGATCTACATGCAGAAACAATACAACTGTGACAAATGCACAGCAGTGAGCGTAGACGGTCATGAGTGGAACTAACCTCGAACCAACGAACCTACTGGACGAAGCAATACTTGACTTCGCAACCTTCACCCTACGACACCAGGTATGGATCAGCAAGCAAGAAATGTGGCGTAAGTGGATAAGGAGTAACTGATGGCAGGCACGAAAGAGGGCGGCATAAAGGCCCGAGACACCAACAAAGAGCGACACGGCAAAAACTACTATAAAGATATAGGCAGACAAGGTGGTCGCAACGGCAGGACAGGCGGATTCTTCAACAAAGAACTCGCAAGCAAAGCAGGAAAGAAAGGCGGCGCACGATCGAGGAAAGGACTCAGGTTCGCCCTGGAACGTGACGGTAAGCTTTACTACACCAAGATCAAAAACGGCAAAGAAATAATTGTAGAATTCGAGGCAAAGCATGACTAAGCTCACAGGATTCACACGACTGCTGATTACAAAGGCATGGATGAAGTCCGACAAAGCACTCAGCCAAGAAGAATTCATCAAGAAGGTGTGCCAGGCCAAAGACATCGAATACCGCCAGCCAACACCAATCGACAGACCACTACGAAAGACCATCACACCATCCAGCTACGAACAACAGCTAACACTAACCTGAGAGGGGAACACATGTCAGGAACACGCGAAGGCGGCCTCAAGGCCCGAGATACAATTCGTCAACGAAACCCAGGTCACTACAGCACCATCGGTAAGGTCGGTGGCAAAAAAGGCAACCCGAAGACGAAGGGATTCGCCTCCAACCGTTTGCTCGCACGCGAAGCAGGCGCAAAAGGCGGTAAGATAAGTCGAAGACGCAGCAAGACAGAATAATGATCAAGAGTAAGCCGTGCAAAATCTGCAGCAAAGATGGACACACGGCTTCTTTTTGTTTCCAACGGCCCAGGAAGGCAGCGAAGAAACACGAGCCGTTGCCTCGCACTCGTAAACCAACTAGGGCCAGCCTCAAGAAAGAGGCATGGAGAGTATTCAGTATTTATATAAGAACCCGAGACTGCCTGAAGACAACAGGAACGACGGAGCGCGGAACGTGCATCACATGCAACGAAATGAAATTATTCAAACAACTCCAAGCAGGACACTTCGTCGGCGGCCGAGGCAACGCCGTCCTATTCCACGAGGAGATAGTCAACGCACAGTGCGGATACTGCAACCGCAAACCACCGATGGGCCTCGGCGGAAACTACGCCCAGTACACCCTGGTCATGATCGACCGACACGGCAGGGAGAAGACCGAAGAGTTCCTCAACCTCCGCCACAGCACCAAGAAATACTCGCCAGTAGATTTAACAGAGGTCATAGAAACATATAAACGAAAGACACAGGCATTATTGGATAAAACCCTTGACAAAGCGCAAGCAGTATGCTAGGCTTGAGTTACGCTCAGAAAGGGCGATAACAATAAAAGGAGATCCCATGAAAAAGGAAACCACCCGAGAACAACCAGTAAAAAAAGCAAAGACGGTAGAACTCAAGCTACTGATACCATACGCCATACTAACCCTACTCGCTACATTCAGCGCAGGAGTCGTAACAGGCTGGTACATCAACATCGAGCAAGAGAACCAAGTCAAGCAACAGGCACACGCACTGGTCAAAGAACTAGCAACGTCAAAAGACCAAGCTCAGTAACCGCCGAAACTGAGACACCACAGATAACGGTCGCCGCGACACCAGCGACGGCCGTTGCCTCGCACCCGAAAGACATAAGCGAGGTAGAAGCGAAAGAACTAATTTACCACCACGAATCAGGCAACCGAAGCGACGCGATAAACCCCAGCTCAGGAGCATGTGGCATAGGCCAGGCCCTGCCGTGCGCCAAGCTACCATGCACCCTGCAGGACTACGCCTGCCAGGACAACTGGTTCACCAACTACATGACGGAAAGATACGGAAGCTGGAGCGCCGCCTGGAAGTACTGGAACTGCACAGGCGAGTGCACCAACAACTACGGCACGATCGCCAAGACCGCAACCTGGTGGTAGTGTCGCTAATACTACATCAATAAAATACTAGACTTGGCACGTTAAGTAGGGTAAGCTGGCTATAGCAGCCAAGAAAGGGCGGCACAAACGAAAGGGAAGACATGGACAACTACAAACAAAACGGATACGAAGACCGCAAAGAGTACCTAGCAACACTCGCACAAGAATACCACCCAGCAACGGTCTACGCACTAGCCGACATGCTAGGGCCAAGCGAAGACTTCGACGGCCTGGTAACCGCACTCGAAGACGCAGAATTCTAACAACCACAACGGCCTGCGGACAACAACCGCAGGCCAACAAGAAAGGCACGGAAATGAAATACGAAACCAAGATCAACGCAGTCATAGCAGACCACCTCGACGGATACGACCCGAGGAACAGCGACGAGCGAGAAGAACTGATCGACCTCATAAAAGACCAAGCGCTTCAAGGCGACGACATCCTGTACCGCCAGCTGGACGACTACACCGAGCACGCGCTCGACCTCGCAGCGCAGATCCTAGACAACCAAGAAGACTAACCAAAGAGCCGTCACCTCGCACCCGAGGTGGCCGTTCGCTCGCACCCGAAAGAGGTAACCATGATCGACCTGAACGAACTCCGCCACCAAATCCGCACGATGAACCGCAAGTCAGAATTCTACCAAGTGCTGCGCGACGAGCTGAAAGAGCAAGGGCACTGGAAGTACAAACCCCGAGGCAAACCGCACCCGAACCCCGACTGGGCCAAAGCAAGCGCCGACGCACAACGAAGGGCCAGGATCGCAGGAACTCGCTAGAACATAAATAGAACAAGAGCGCCCCGAAAGAGGCGCTTCAGTCATTCCAGGCAACCAGGGCCAGAACCACAAAACCCCGAAGCAGCGGAACAGAGGTAGCGACCAGGAAGAAAAGGCAAAAATAAACATAGAAAATACTAGACATATAAACATAAGTAGAGTACAATGATACCTAGCCACTAGAAAGGGCCAACAACAACCAACGCCGAAAGGCAAAGAAAGCAGGAGCAAAGACATGAACCAAGCACCAAAAACCCGAAACACAGTAGAGCTACAGAGCACCAACAAGTACTACCTCGACATCGACATCCGACAGTGGGGAAGCGCACCAGAGTACACAGACCTCGAGATCCGCAACTCCGCCACCAACAGGAGAGAAGGCGCGGTCACGATCACCTGGAACCCAGCAGGCGAACAACCAGAGATAGGCTGGTACTGCACGAGGACAGCGGACACGGACGAAGTAGCTGCCCTAGCCGAAACCCTACAGAAAGCGGTAGACCGAGTCAGACAAGACATCCGAGACAGATAACCCCCAAGGAACAAGGAAACCCCAGACTGCGAGCTGGGGCTTCTTTATTACACAGCGACACAAGAAAAAAAACATAAGAAGGAAGTCGGAAGGAAGGAGCGGAGGATAGGGGTCAGACCAGCGAATTCCGCACACACGAGACAGCTCACAACAGATCAGAAACTACCCAACCAGCGACAACAGGTGCGGACGAAACACACGCTCCAGGAGGCTCGAGACAAGCAGGAAGCACCACCTGAGCACCTGCAGCAGGACACCGCCAAGGAGCGCCAGGAAGGGCACGAAACAGCAGGCTTCTAACAAAAACCCACCAAACACGCCCGAAACACGCCAAAAAGGTATTGACACGCCACCACAGTAAAACATGTCATAATAACCATACGAGAGGTCAAAAACGCACGATTCAAGCAAACGTGTCAAGGGCCAGGAAGCGCCGCCACAGAACACGAGCCGTTACACTTGGAAGCTTTGGACACCCAGAGGCACGACCAGGGAAGGGAGCACGAGAGAGAGTGCCGCAGACCACCCGAGGGAGCACCCGAGACAACAGGCCCAGGAGCAGGCGCACAAGTAAGGGAAGGACAGGCGTACCCAGGCCCGAGTGTTCGGTATTTGTTCACAGGCTAAGATGCAGACAAATACACATCGATAAGCACATGCAGGACAGTCAAGGGCCAGCGGTGCGTGAGGGCGTGTCAGGCGGTGTGTCGCAGGCTCGGGCATGAGTGGCATAGTGAAGCACATGGAGCAAGGAAGGGCACAGAGGAGGGCACACGTGGGCACACAGGGCCATAGTTAGAGGGCGCAGGCCAGGGCTGGCTCGGGTGAGCTGGAAACGGAAGACCTCCGAACCCCCTGTTAAACAGTGTTAGCCTGCCTCCCACAATTTCCCCCCTTTCACCCTTATCATTATTTACATCAGTGTTACAATATAGAAAACGAAAGGAAGACAATGGAGTATAGAAAGCTATCAGAACTAAAGAAGTTGACCAATAACCCAAGAACGATAAAAAAAGACGACATGGAGCGTCTCATGAAGTCGATCGAGGAGAATCAAGACTACTTTGATGCTAGGCCGTTGATACTGAGCGATAGAACAGGGGAGCTTGTGATCATCGCAGGGAATCAGAGGTATGAGGCCAGCAAACGGCTAAAGCTTGATACAGTACCGACCTACATAATCAAGGGGCTGACTGAGGAGCGCGAGAAAGAAATCATCATCCGCGATAACGTGTCGAACGGTGAATGGGATTGGGATATGCTGGCGAATGAATGGGATATAGAAGACCTGAGCGAGTGGGGAGTACAGACACCTGATGACTGGAAGGAAGACCCCGAGGAGATCGAAGAAGACGTAGCGCCTGAGCTGTCGAAAGAACCGTCCAGGAGTAAGCTCGGAGAAGTGTACTTGCTAGGAGAGCACAGGCTGATGTGCGGAGACTCAACTGACCCAGAGCACGTTAAGCGGCTAATGGATGGAGAGAAGGCCCAGCTGGTCTTCACTGATCCGCCGTATGGAGTGAGCTATACAGGAGTGGCAGGCAGTACGAAGTGGGAAATGATCGAGAACGACAGCCTGCGGACGGATGGCCTGACGCAATTCTTGGTGGCGGCCTTCCAAAACGCTTACGATCACAGTGACGAATCGGCCGCGATCTACTCTTGGTTTAGCTCTAAGAATCATGTGGAATTCAGAGAAGCACTCTCCGCAGCAGGATATGAGTTCAAAGAGGAGCTGATCTGGAATAAGGGGATGAGCCTATCGGGAGCAGACTACCAGTACGCACATGAGGCGTGTCTCTATCTGCAGAAAAAGGGCGAGAAGGCCCGATGGTACGGTGGGAGAGATAAAACAACGATCCTGGGCCAGAAAAGAACTGACTTCACCTCGATGAAGAAAGAAAGCTTGATCCAGATGCTGCTCAACATGCAGGACTCCTCAACCGTGTGGGATGTGAACCGCGACAACGTGACGACGTACCAGCACCCGACTCAGAAACCGAACACACTATCAGCAACAGCGATACGCAACTCAACAGAGAAAGATATGATCGTACTTGACTTATTCCTAGGAAGTGGTTCAACACTTATGGGCGCAGAGCAGACTGGCCGAATATGCTATGGAATGGAACTCGATCCGCAGTATGTAGATGTTATTAGAAAACGTTATTGTAAGTTTGTCAATGATGATGACACCGACTGGGAGGACTATACCCCAGCTGAGATCGTAGAAACTCCATTGAATAATGACAAGTAATTATATAGAATAAGGACATTATGGAACAACACCCAGAACACCCAGAAAGATCGCCAAAAGGTACATTCCTTCCTAAAGCTGTAGCTGGTGTGACTCATGGCTTCGGACAATACCCAGAAAACCGTGCAAGCGGACACTGGAGACCAGAAGACACGATTAGCTTCCAGTACCGAAAGTTCCTCAGCATGACCACCAAAGAGCTGAAAGAATTTGCAAGCAGACCAGAGTCAGAAAAGACCGTAGCACAGGAGATCGCATACGGTCGTGTCGTGGCATCACGAAAGAGTTTAGCTGATACGAAAGAGCTTACCGACCGCACAGAGGGCAAAGCAAAGGAAGCACTTGACATCACATCTCTAGGCGAAAAGATAGAACCAGTAGTAATCTATCGCCCAGAGAAGCTTGATGATAATACTCAAGCCGCATAGTGGACAGCAAGAACTAGCGCTCAGACAACCCTACTCAGTAAACGAGATACTATACGGCGGCGCTCGTGGTGGTGGGAAAACCTATGCAGGGCTAATCTGGATGACTGAGTATATTGATAACCCCCGATACCAGGGGCTTGTTATTCGTAAAAACGCCGACGACCTCTCGGACTGGATTGAGCGTGCACGCTATATGTACTCGGGCTTCGGAGTCGACATAGCCTATAGGCCAGCGATCCTGCGCTTCCCGAGTGGGGCGATTATCCGTACTGGACACTTGAAAGATGACGCGTCATTCACGAAGTACCAGGGGCATGAGTATCACAAAATTCTGATTGAGGAGCTGACGCAGATCCCAACAGAATCACGTTACTTGCAATTGTTGTCTTCTAACCGTTCAACTGTGCCAGGGCTGAAGCCTCAAATCTTTGCAACAACGAACCCAGGTGGCGCAGGAATGTTGTGGGTCAAGAGACGCTTCGTGCAAAACGAACCAAACAAAGTATTCATAGCTGAGGACGGACTGAAAAGAATTTATATCCCTGCGACGATCGACGACAACCCTACCCTAAATGAAGCCGACCCAGACTACGTCAAACGCCTGGACGCGCTCAAGACGAACGACCCCGAGCTATATAAAGCGTGGAGGTTCGGAGACTGGAACGTATTCATTGGCCAGGTATTCGATGAGTGGCGCGAGGAGAAGCATGTCATTGACGGCCTCGAAATAACCGCCGAGGACTTCCGACGTGGTAAAAAGATCGTCGGTATGGACTGGGGATATAACGACCCTGCAAGCTTCCACTGGATTCTACTCCTACCAGAAAATGACATGGGAGTCCGCCGAGTCTATATTTACAGAGAGCTGTATGAGAACAAGAGAACGCCTGAAAGCTGGGCCTATGAGTTAGCTGAACGCTTCAAGGAAGAACCGATCGACTACATGGTGCTGCCGCACGATGCTTACTCCCACCTCGGTGGCCGACAAACCATAGCCTCAACCTTCGAAGATACATTTAACCGACTATGTGGCTTCGGACAAGTAAAGCTCGTGCAAGCGAAATCACTCGTAGCAGGAGCACGCCAAAGCAGACAAGCAATCATGCATCACCTCTTGTCAGAAGCACCAGACGGAAAGCCATACCTTCAGATACTACGTGTGTGTAAGAACCTAATAGACACGCTTCCGACCCTGACATACAGCCAAACAAAACCAGAAGACATTGACGCGCACGCCGACGATCACGCCTACGACTCCGCAACCTATGCGCTCATGACTGTCATCGATCTTGAGTCAATGGTTATTGATGGATCATCGCCAGTAATATCAGCGAAGAAGAGTTACATGGTCGATAGCTCTAATCGGATTGAGGATTTCAGGATAGACATATCAAAAGCAATACAAGAGTCGACATCTGGTGGCGACAAAGACTGGAGGTACACATGAACTGGACTACTGTAATTTACCTATACAAAGAGACAACGATGGAAGGCCAGGAACTCCACTGTATGAACTGTCGGAGGCTCATCGGAATAATGAATCACAACATCCTGGCGATACTACCAAACAACAAAGGGATAGCATTCAAAGACTTGCCTCCAGGTACGTCAGTCTTTGAGCACAAATGTCGCGGATGTCCTGCTGTTTACAAAATATACTTCCAGTGAAATATGCTATTATTAATGCTATAAAGGCTAACAGCATCTAACCGCTGTTATTTTTAATATGAGCAGAGACGTAGGAATCAACCAGAAAGCATACAGCGACTCAAAGGTCGATGATATAGCAAATCAAGATGGGCAAATCGACGAATTACCCATACTAGGGATAAGTATTGACGATAAAGAGCTAGTAACTAGCCTAAATCGCAAGATCAAAGACTCACAAGACTACTGGAACGACCCAAATGGCTATAATCTCGAAGTTGCCAGAGACCAAAACGTCAGAATGCACCTCGGGAAGCAATTAGACAAGTCAAAACTCTACAGTTACCAAGTACCATACATCGATAATGAAATATTCGTCGGAACAGAGACGGTAATTGCATATGTAACGTCTACAAACCCACAATCTGAGGTATATCCAGCCAACGACACCGTACAATCAAAGATAATGGCGGCCGATCTGCAGAAAGTGCACAAAGCACATGCCGATAAGTTTGATCTGCAGTCGAAACTGAACAACGTGGCCCGAAACCTCTACCTCAAGCGTGTCGGAATACTTAAACTGAGCTACGACCCGAAGTTCGGAAGCGCAGGCGACATAATACCGTCAGCAGTTAACCCAGAACATGTCATATTTGATAAAAATGCGCGAATGGGAGAAGACCCGAACTTTGTATGTGAGATATTGAAAGCTTCAGTCGAAGATCTAGTCAACCGCTTCCCCGAGAAGAAAGAAGCGATATTTCAATCTGTTGGAATTGTACGAGGTACACCAATTCAGCTTGGAAAGGTCGTTGCATACCGCGAAGTATGGTTCACCTTCTGGGAAAAGACGAAACGATGCCAGGGCCTAGCGATATACTTCAATGATGTGGTGCTTTATAAGGGAAAAAACCCAAACTGGATATACGAAAAAGAAAAGGGTATAACGATCACGAACTTCCTAGACGTGCCAGTCAAGCCATACATCATATTCAACTACATAAACGACGGTGCACACGTAATTGACCAGACTACACCAGTCGAGCAAGCAGCACCACTCCAGGATATACTCAACAAACGAGGCCGACAGATCATTGAGAACGCAGATACAGCAAACTCTACCCTTGTACTAAAGGCAGGCGCGATAAGCTCAGACGATGCACAGAACATCACAGGCGACCCAAACCAGAAGATCATACTTGACTCCAAAGACCAACCAGTACAGAGCGCATACGGCGAGATAGAGCCCCACATGCTGCCTAACTACGTCCTTGACGACAAGATTGACCTACGAAACACGATACATAACATACTCGGCACGCCTTCACAGTTCCGAGGCGAGAACGGCAACCAGACCGACACGCTAGGCGAAGCTGTGATGATCAAGAACCAAGCATCTGGCCGTCAGGACGCTATTATCCGCGCTATGGACGCTGGAATGGCGCGATACTGGAATCTACTCACCCAGATGATGAAAGTCCACTACACGAAGATACACTACTGGACAATCAACGGAGACGACGGAGACTTCGACTTTATAGAAATGAGCCGAGAAAATATCTCAGATGTAGCCTTTGTGCGCCAACAAACAGGATCTACCCTGCCATATGACAAAGAGAAGCAAGAGACGATCGCCATCAACCTGGCTAAACTCGGGCTTATTGACCCATACAACCTATACCAAGACCTCCACTTACCTAACGCAGACAAGCGATTTGACGCATTCCTCAAGTGGAAAATGGATGCTGAGAGCCTTCGAGCTACTATGCTCGACGAAACAGCTGACCGTACAGCATACATAGACTTCATAGAATCGATCAATGGCGCGACAGTCAAGCCACGAGACGACGTAACCAAAGAACACATCCTGTCACACCGTGAGCAGATGATGTCTGATAAGTTCCTGACAGCATCTAAAGACAAGCAACAGAAGTTTATCGATCACGTACAAGCTGAGGTCAACCGCTTCGGCCAAAAAGTAGACCTTGACGAAGCCTCTGCTGCAGGGATGCTAACAAACCCAGACATACCAGTCACCATACCACTCAGCCAACTGATGCAGATGCAACAGGGCATGATGGGCCAACCAGGACAGCCAGGAGCACCACAAGCAGGAAACCCACTAGCGCAACCACCTATCAAACCAGAAGCTCCACAACTACCGCTATCTGGCCCAATGGAAGGCGGTGGACAGCTACCAGTAGGCCTACCACCTCAACCGCAGATTGAGAAACCAGCCATGCCACCAGTGATGCCAGCAGCAGGGCTAAACGTCGCATCTATCCTTCAAGAGCAATAAATGGTAGAATAAGGCCATTAAAGAGGAGAGGGTAACATGGCAGACAACCTAGAAAATATTGCTGATGCAGCATATGACAAAGCAGCGGAAGCTGACGAAGCGGCAAAGGTCGACGACGTAAAAAATGACGACGTAAACCAAGATGACGCGGACACCAGCAAGAAAGCTGACGACAACGAAGAAGACAAAGAGGACGACGACGAAGGTTACACGGCCGACGAACTCGACGATGACGAGGATAAAGAGGATAAAGCTCCTGAAAAAAAGGAAGCTACTCCTGTTGACGTAGAGAAACTACCACCTCGTGAACAATACATCTACCAGAACCTACCAGACATCACCGTTACAGATGCAGATGGTAATACATACGAAGTGAAGGTGGCCCAAGAACTACCAGAAGACTTCGAATTCAAGAACAAACGAGACGAAGCAGTATTCAACCAGAGGATCGTAGAGCAGGAACGCCGAGCGAACAAGCTCCTCGATGACTACACGAACAAGGACAACCAGCAAAAGGCAGAAGACTTCCTAAAGCAAGAGAAGTCAGACATTCAATCAGACTTAGTCGAACTGCAGAAAGAGGGCATGATCGGCAAATTTAAGCTGAAACCTTCCGACGAGGGCTTTGCTAACGACCCTAACGTCAAATTGACTCAAGACATCGTAGACTTCTACGAGAAAGAGAACCTGTCACTGGCCCAAGCTGGTAAGGCATACCGAATTACGTTCAAACATGCGGCAGAGATCTACCTATCCCGAAACAAGAAACCAGAAGTAAAGGGAGACCTTGAACGCGAGGAAGCATCTTCTAAAGTAAGCAGCTCACAGCAAGGCGATAAAGATAAAGGTTCACGAACCAAATTCCGACCAGGAACACAGATCTCCGATATTATGGATTTCTGGGATTCTCGACTGTAGTATTGCGCTGAAATAAATTGTGTTATACTAGCCTTGTTAAGACGGAGCAGTCACGCTTCGTCTTTTAATATTAATAAAGGAGCAAAACATGGTATTTACCGATCGTGTCGTTGATATAACCTATCAGGACATCCTACCAAGCGTTGTTGACTTCGTGAACAACTCAAACGTTTTCACGGCAAAAATGCTTACAAACGTTAAAAACTGGAAAGGCGTGACCGAGAATCAGCCTATCACGATTGCCAACAGTACTACTGGTGGATCTTTCGATGGTATGGACACATTCTCTACCGCAGCCACCAATAACACACGTCAACTAACCTGGTATGTAAAAGGTTACTACCAAAGTGTTGTCGTTCCTGGTATTGAAAAAGCAGTCAACGGTAACAGCGAAAAGCAGGTTCTTAGCCTGGTCGCTACTCGCCTAGACGAAGCAAAGAACAGTCTTGCAAACTCTATCGGTGACCAATTCTACAGTGTTGGTGCTGGTAAAGACTTCGAGGGCCTCGGTGTCGTAGTTGATAACGGTACGCTTACATCAAGCTACGCTGGAATCACTCGCTCAAGCCTCTCAAGTGTAAACGCAGACGTAACAGCAGTTACTAACGGTGTCATTACTCTTGACTACCTCTCAAGCGAATTCGATAACATCTCAGCTGCATCAAGCGGCCAAGAAGCTCCTACGCTCGGTCTTACGACTAAAGCGATCTGGACGTTCATCGAAGGTCTCCTACAACCAACAGTGCAGGCTCTATACACTGCAACCTCTATCAGCGGATACAACCGTGTCTCTGGTGGTACTCCAGTCGGTACATCAGTACCATCTGGCGATGCAGCACTTAAGGGAGCAGCTGGCTTCGAAGCTATCACATATCGTGGTAAGCCTATCGTAGCTGACGACAAAGCAACCTCTGGCACATACTTCTGGCTCAACGAACGATACCTTGAATTCCGACGTCTTCTTGACTCAGAGCTTAAGAGCGTATCAAGCCGCAACCAGGTAACGGACGGTGTCTACCAAGACGTAGAATTCCCTTCATTCCTACAATTGCGAGACTTCTTGAGTCCTGTCAACCAGTACGGTGAAATCGGTGTCCTCGTATTACTTGGAAACTTGATCTGTCGCCAACCTCGCCGTCAAGGTAAACTAACTGGTATCACAAGTAACTAATAAGGAATAAGGGAGAATACAATGAACGAAGGAATCCGCACATTAGTCGACTCAGACTTGCGCGAAGTAACGTCTACCAAGACTCAAACACTTGGTTCTGTCGGTCGTACTGCTGATGGCCGTGTCTATCGATACGCAAAAGCAGGCGCATCTGACCTAGCGCCAGGAAAACTAGCAGTAAACTCAGACCTGAACGCAGATGTCACAAACAAGACGATCGCAGCAAGTGCAGCAATCGGCGCTAAGAGTGTTGTCATCGACGCAAATAACACAATCGTAGCTGACGCATACGCTGATGGTTTCTTGACTATCAACGATGCAACTGGTGAAGGTATCACTTACGCGGTATCTGGTAACACTGGTGTAGCAGGCGCTGGTGAAGTAACAGTTAGCTTGAAAGAGCCACTGAAGGTCGCCGTAACTGTCGACGTAAGTGAAGCTACGCTGAAAGCAAGCCCATTCTCTGGCCTTGTAATCTCAGCAACCGACCAAGCAGACTTGCCTGTCGGTGTGCCTAACGTAACGATCACAGCTGCATACTACGGCTGGGTACAGACACAAGGCGAATGCGCCGTCCTCGCAGACGAAGCAGTCACTAAAGGTCTTGCACTTACCACTGGTACTGGTGTAGCAGGCGCTGTCGAAGCATACGACGGTGTTGGCGAGCACATCATCGGTATTGCAAGCGAAGCACTCGTTGACACAGAATACCGATCGGCATTCTTGACAATTAGCTAGTCAGACTGGGGTGTGTAAAAGCACCCCACTACGTTAACTCTAAGTCTACGGACAAAAAAGGAAGAGACTCATGTCATCACGAAAACTCGAGCACTATGTTCCAGTAGTAAAGCTGGACGGACTAAACACCAACAAGCCTGTAACCTTCGGTAGCACACTTGCTGTTACTGGCGCGGTTACGTTTAGCGGTGCAGTCACGGCATCTGGTGGATTACTTCGCCAGGTGGAGAACGTCGCAGCTGACAAAGTTGTGACAAGCGCGATGAGTGGCCGTATGTTCGTTAACACTAAAGGTGCAACGACTACGACATTCACGCTGCCTGCTGCAGTAGCAGGGCTTACGTACACGTTTGTCGAAGGTAACGCAGCTGGTGAAATCCTCATCACCCCTGCTACTGGAGACGCGATCGTCGGTAAGATCCACGCCGCTCAAGATGGTACTGCTCTAGCGCCTGCCGCTGGAACTGGTATCAAGAACACTGCTGCTACCAACGTAGCAGGAGACACAGTGACTATAACGGCCCTAGATGCTACCACATGGTACATCACTAGCCAAACTGGTCTCTGGGCTTCTCAGTAGCCCGAGCTAGTATAATAAACAGCCTGGTAAGCTCCAGGCTGTTTTTATTTGTTAATGCTGTGCTATAATGACGCTATTAATAGAGGGAAAGGGAAACATGGCTAACGAAAACGACATCTTGGCACAGTATGGTGCGAATAATATTGCATCCGACAACAGCAAATCACTGAGAGATAAGATCTATGACAAGTTCCGACCAACGGACTTCATCCGAGTAATCAACATCGATACGGTCGAATTTGCCTGGGTATACACAGACCCAGCAGACGAGATCGTTGAGCAACCTGACCGATACACACGACGTGTCACTCACGGTCAGCCAAAGGTGTTCAAATTGAAACCAGGAGAGAGCCGAGTAATCCCAGGTCACATGGCATACATCATGCTCGAGGCATTCTACAAAACGTACATTCAGCATAACTTCCCTAAAGTGGCATCAGTTATGAATGACCCAGCGTACCAGGAAAAGATACTAAATGAGGTTATTATTGGCGCAGAGAACGCACTTGATATAATCAATAGTCAAAATAATAAAGAAACAATCACTACAATAGACGATGAATTGGGGTTAACTGATGGGGATTCAGACGTTACAACAGCTGGAAGTGAGCCTAAAGCACCAGCAAGCGGAACTAACAAAGCGCGAAAATGAACTCGATAACCGAGTAACAAAGTTCGAGCTACAAAAGTTAAACGCCGACCCAGAAGTGCTGGAGTCTAAAGTACGTGCAAAAAGAAAGCACATTGAAGAAGCTGATAAGCAACTGGCGCAGATAAATCAGTTGATAGCAGAAGCGAATCAGGAACTTCAGAAAGTGCTGGACAACACTCTAACAGAGGCGGAACGTCACCAAGCGACAATAAAAGAACGTATGACAACGATCACGGCGCTTAAAACGGCAGAATCAGATATAAATCGCAGGCTCAAAGAGATCAACAAAAACGTATCAGACTGCCAGCAATACTACAAAGAAAAGCAGATGGAAGTAAACGAGGCGATCGTCATTTGGAATGACGAACTTGTAAGCATCAAGGCAGAGATGGAGCGTACATATACAAAGAAGTCAGACGTTCTAGTCGAGATAGACAAGCTAGAGACCAACAAAACGACAATGGAATCCGACGAAAAGGCGATCAAAGAAAGACTAGATAAACTGCAGGCGAGATTTGATGAGGTCGCAGAGAAGTACAAAGCAGAATTGAGTGTACTTGCAGCGGAAATAGCAGTCAAACGTCAGGAAAAAGATACCCTGATAGCAGAGATCACACAGCGTGAAAATGAGATAAACCGACGAGAGCGTGAGATAGACGTACAAGAACGGACTGTAAAAGTCAAGCAAGAAGAAATCGCAGCACGCGAGCGACGGATAAAATCGATTGAAAGTATAGTATAATCATACTATGAGTAGGTTTATACGCGATGATAACAGAGTACCAGTAACAGGTGGCATAAGCGCCACTGACGAGAACGTTACCGTACCTATCGCAGTAGACCCTTCTACGAATCGACAACTTGTTCAATCCTTAAACGTAGGCACGCTAATAAACGTAAACTACGACTACATTGCGTACACAGCAACTAACGCTACAACGGACACATATGTGTTCAAAACTGGCGGATCAGGCGGTACTACTGTAGCAACCTTAACAATAGTCTATACGGACGGTACTAAAGAACAAATAAGCACAGTTACGAGAACCTAGCATGGGCCTAAAGTTTAACCCGATTACTGGCCAACTCGATATGGTTGGCGCAGCTGGTGGCGGAGGGGGCGGTACTGGTGATGTTGTAGGGCCAGCAGGCGCGACAGCTAATAATAT